ATTATTAGCTTTTTGAGAGAAGACATTTCCTCCAAAGGATTTTTCTAGGTTTGTGAAGTATTCATTAACTTTATCTTCAGTTTTTGTTTGAAAATCATCTATATCCTCATATTGAGTAATATCAGCGTGTAGCTCAGTAGATAACTGAGTCAACCCTGTTGGTACTTGTGTAGCGTATGCACGTTTAACGACAGACTCATGAAATGCTTTACTCTGACCAAAAAGATTATTCATCTCTTTAGTACCCCCTGCAGTCAGTAATGTATTAAATTCTTCCTCACTCATTTCAGCTACAGTCTGTTTTTGTGAGTTTTGCATAACATCAACGCCTTGACTATATAACTGTCCTGCTTTCTGCATGTTACGCATGAATTTATCTGCAGAAGAACGTAGAGGGGTGGTATCTTGTACTACAGTTCTTGAACCTGCCCGTGTACCAATAGTAGGAGCATAATTAATTACATCATAATCAACTTTGCCTACCTTACGTTTGTCGTTTGTATCTGATATTACTATTGCCATAAATTATTTATTCATTACTCCGTAGTCAACTCCATATGTTCCCAAATCAGGAGCTTTAATTTTTCTGCCTATGTTTTGCCATGAACCTCCCTCAAATCCTGCTGCATCCATTCCTGATTGGAGACTTAAACCTGTTTGAGCTCCACTTAAGATAGAACCGAATAAATCAGGTTGTTCTATTGGTTTGTTTATACTCAACATATTACTTGTAAATCCTAATCCTGCATCCTCTAATGCCATATCTCTAGCTTGTTCTGAGAACTCTAGTTGTTGGTCTACGCTTTGACGATATTGACCTTCTTGTCTCATTAGGTCTTGTTGGATTGCATCTATGCTTAATCCTGCTACTCCTGATTCACCTGCAGATGTAAAAGTGGTTGCCTGAGCTTCCATTGTTTGAATCTGAGCTCTTCTTATTTTTTGAGCCGCTGCAATTTCTTCTTGTCGCTGATTTGCTCTTGTAGCACTTACTTGATTTAAGTATCTTTGTCTTTCAACAGCTGAAGCGTTTGCTTGAGCTTGGCGTTGAGCCTTAGCTGCAGCTTTTTGGGAAGAGTAGCTGTGAGCAGCCGAAGCCGCTCCTACTGCCATTGATATTGGTTCACACATTTTTCGATATAATTATAAATTCCATAAAAGGTTGAGAGTTAATTTCTAGTTTTCGGATAAACTGAGCACCACAAAACTTTAGCCATCGTATAGATAATTCATTATCCTGATGAACAAAGTTGTATGTTACTTTATAAGGTTTAGTTAATATTTGTGTCCACTTACGAGAATAACGCACAAAGTCATACATATTATCTCTTACAGCGTCTGTACTAAGCATCCATATATATGCTTGATTTAATGTACGTCCGACACCAAACATAGCGAACGGAACATCATATTTGTCTTTAACTGTTAAGGTACAATCATCTTGACGTAATCCTTGTAATAAAGAATCTTCAATCGTATGATTTAAGCAAGCGACTTCCATTACTTCCTCTTTTCTTATAAAAGGAGCTATTTGAGGAATATGACCTGCATGAGCTTCAACAATGGTACAAGACCCTTGTTTAGCTACAAATCTATCCGACACGTTTTGAGCGTGGTTTGACAAGACCTTCAAATTCTGCTGAGGTTAGTTGTACAGGAAATACAGAACTATCTGTAACTGTTATTTTGGTATCTTGAGCATTCGAGAAAATAGGGAAACGAAACTTTCCGCTATCTAACTTCAAATCTCCGAGTACAGTTTGTCCTACAATGTCTGCAGAGAATGTATCTGATTGTTTATCTCTATTTATAGGCTCTACTTCAACTGTAAATGTTTTAGTGTTAGAATAGAAAATAGTACCATTTTTTAACATCAACGGAGTTGAGTTAGTGGCACTCTGTCCACTACCTGCTTGGTCTTTAAATATTAACTCACTAAAGACATAAGACATAGTGTAGTTTTTACCTACCCATATTTTCCCTGCTTGTTCTGCTGTTATAGGGGAACTAAAATTAAAATGAGTAGAGGAGTTAGAGCCACTAATTTGACCTCCATCTCCTGTATAACATTGTAATGACCCTACAGGTAAATTATATGGAAGAGCCACAGAAGTGTCCCCTTGAGCAACTGTAAGTAAAGTTCTAAAATCTAAATATGTGGTATGTTCAGAATTAGGGAAATCAGTAGGTGCATCATCTTTATCACGTAGATTCTCAGTAAAAGGCATCTTAACTAATTGAGTATTATTATTGTAAGAAACAACGATAAATAAATCAGATTGAGAGAAATGTAGTCCTCGTATGTCTCCATCTAATGTAAACTTAAACCAAGAACTTAGTAACTTTTTCTGTCCGTTGAAAAAGAACCTATAAACATATATAGCATTAGGCTCATCATCACTAGTTAATACTAGAACATCTTTAGTTGAAGAACCTGCGAATATACGAACATTTGAAGGGATATAGGCGGGAACGTGCTCAGTAATATCTGTTGAATCATACACATCTGTGGATGCATTGACAGTATACTCTCTTAATGAAGTAAAGTTTTCACTTTCTACAGGAAAATACATATATGCACCTAAAGGAATAGGATTAGCTTTAGACGATGCATCAAAGTTTGTTACAGGAGATATAGAAACACTTTTAGGAGTAAGGAGCTCTCCACCCTTTAATACAAACTGTGCATTCTCGGAAAATAAAATTAAGTTTTCTTGGAAACCTACAGCAGACTTTAAGTTTGTAACTTTCTGAGTAGATACTTGAACATCAATAGGGTCACTATCTAATAATGTAGTAACTGTGGTTCTGAAAAAGTTAAAAGGTTCACCTGCTTCAGACAGAACAATTTTATCTTCCGTTAAGAAACCAAGTCTATTTTTGAAAAAGAAAATATTACTGATTTGTGAATTAACAAACGAAGGTTGTGGGTTAGTGTCTTCATCACCTGCTTTTCTTGTAGTGTATGATGCTGTTTGTAAAGTAAATGTATTTGGGGCAGTTAATACTAATGTGTGAGGCATAGTATCGTTTTTTATACCTATAGAAATACCGAAACCAACTGTTTCATTATATGTTCCATCACCATAAGTTCCACCTTGATTTGTTTCAAACTCTACATAATAATCGTCTTCGTTTAGTTCTGTTGAACCACTAACTTTAATTCCAAATCCGTTTTTATTTTCAGTAGGTAAATCTGTAATATCTGCGACTTGTTTATAGGCAACAGACATACCTGTGTCGGATAAAGAGTCATGTGTAGTTATTTCAAAGTCATTACCTTGATTTTTTAGAGATAGATAAATGTTATTTGAATTAGTGTTATAAACATTATTAAAATAATCAGCCCAATTACCTGAAGTAATATCATCTCCTGAAGTATCAGCAGTAGATGCTGATATTCGTGTATTTAAATCCTTTGCTATTTTATCTGAATTTGCATTTTCGGAGGTCGGAGAACTTCCACCTGAACCACCTGATTGTTCTTTAGCGTAAACATCAACAGTAGTTACTACGTATCCTGATGATATAGACTGACTAATTGTAGGAGGAGTATAGTCGTGTTCCCTTATATAATCTCCGTCACTATTATCATAACTATTTAAATTACCTGTACCATTGTATCCTTCGAAAGCACCTTGTGAAGTAACTGTAGCAGCAGTAACAGTCCCACTAGTTACAGTAAACTCAAAGGTGGGCATAGCATAAATATCGTGACTACTTGTTATAGTTAAAGAGGGTGAATCAGTTACATTAGCTCCTCCATTAGTTATAGCAATAGAAGCAACTCTCCATCTAAATACCTGATGATACTCTCTCCCATATAGATGGTCAATTTGATATGCATGATACAGATATCTTTCCAATGTAATCGAAAAGGTCGGAAGAGTTAAATTTGCTGGAGCTACAGCATTAGGGCTAACAGTTGCATCAACTCTATAATTCTTTTCGTAATCACCTTGTGTAATTGTAACAACTGCTAGTTTTTCTAAATCAGGGGATACAGAAGTAGAAGCAACAACTGTTTTCTTTTTATTTAAAAGAAATGTAGTATCGCCTACAGTAAGCCCTTTTAAATCATTTTTAGGGTTACTTGTATTAATATAATTTGAAGTAGATGTAGCGTATGAAGATACCCCATTAATAGTACACGGAGTGCCATCTAAGTTCCACGCTTTAAATGATGTTCCGTCATGTATAGTGACATATTTTTCATTTTCACTTCTATCAATGAAATGAACAAATGAATTAGAATCAACTGCTGTTGTTAGAAGTTGACTTAAATGTCTTGTATTTGGTCTTTTAGTTAAGCCATCAACAACAGAACTAATCGCATTAACCTGTTCGTCTGCCTGTCCTGCAAATCTATTTAGAGCAGGCTGTTGAGAAACCCCTTGAATAAGGTTAGGTAAGGAAGTATTTACTAAGGGCATTAGAATAAATTATAGGAACGGTTAATACCAACTCTAACGGCAGCGTCATAGTTGTCAAACACAGAGTAGTTACCTTGGTCATTCTCACGGTCTTTGAAGTAAGCATTAAGTTCTGCTTCCATCTTAGGTAAGCGTTGAATATCAATACCACTTTGTGGGTAAAGCTCTGTTAGTAATCGAGCTACACGAACTTCTAGTAACTCTTGGAACTTCTTAGGTGTCTCATCAAGGTCACGCTTATATATGATAGTAGCTTTGACTTCACCTGACCAATCATCGTACTTCTTAGTTTCTAAATTACGGACAACAAAAGAATTAGATACTTTTTGTTTGGTTGTAGGTACATCATTTACTTCAATATTTAACATTGTACTAGCATAAGATATCGTGCCATTTGAAATAGTTAGTACAACATCTTTCTCTGTATTAAACCACCATCCACGAGCTTGTAACTCATCACTTGTCTTATTCATTAAGGCATGAGCTTCAGTTGCTATAGATGATTCACTTGTATTAGTAACTGTTTCTTCACCAATAAGTCGTAAGATATTATTTAGAATACCTAGATTTGAAGTGTTAGATTCAGCTCTCGCTGTACGCATAGCATTTGCATCTTTTAATATCTCTTTCTTCTTATAAGCAGGTAAGGCATTAAAGGTAGCTTCTTGGAAACCCATTATACGCATTTCAGGTCTAAAGTCTTTGTAAGTGAAATAACCTGATTCACCTGATATACCCGCACCTCCATTATCATTATAATTCTTTTCTTCGGTTATCATGAAAGCTGTTTCTTCAGTTAACTTAGTTTTCTGAGCCTCTAGTAACTCTGTTTCAGCTACTGTCTTAGCTTCTTGGTCATTTATAAGAGCTTTCTCAGCGTCTGTTTTAGATGTTTGTGCATCTACAAGACTACCTTGCTTGCCTTTGAGAGTTGTATCAGCAGCCACGTCCGTAGCTTGGGCATATACAAGACGTCCTTGCTGACCTTTTAGGGTTGTGTCTGCTGCTACGTCTATAGCCTGTGCGTCAACTAAAGAACCTTGTTTGCCTTTGAGGGTGGTATCTGCTGCTACATCAGTAGCCTGTGCGTCAACGAGAGAGCCCTGTTTGCCTTTCAACGTAGTATCTGCGGCAACATCTGTAGCTTGTGCGTCTACAAGACTGCCTTGTTTACCTTTGAGTGTGACATCAGCTACTACGTCTATAGCTTGTTTAATCTTTAGATTTTTAGCGGCTGTCACATCGTCTGCCTGTGCATCTACAAGACTTCCTTGCTTACCCTTCAGCGTAGTATCAGCAGCGACATCTGTAGCTTGAGCGTCTACCAAAGAACCTTGTTTACCTTTTAACGTAGTATCAGCAGCGACATCTGTTGCTTGTGCATCTAC